TGCCTGACCCCTGTGGTGCGCGAGATCAACGCTGATCACGCGATGACTGTGCACAAGCAGACGTTCTTTGATAACGCTGCCACCCCGAACCTTGTCATTAAATACAACACGAAGCTGACGAAGGAAACGATTGACCGCCTTCGTGATCGCTTCAACGCACGCTATTCCGGTGCCACTGGTGAGAAGACGATGGTGCTCGACGAGGGTGCTGACATGACCATTGTTGGTAATTCGTTTGAGCAGATGGCTTTCACTGATGTGCAGAAGGCTGGCGAGGCTCGTATCGCTATGGCCGCGTCGGTGCCCCCGATTGTGGCTGGTTTGCAGGCCGGCCTTGACGCCGCCACGTACTCCAACTATGGCCAGGCATTGAAGGCTTTCGGCGATAACTTTATGCGCTCACATTGGCGCTCAGCGTGCGCAGCTCTTGAGCCATTGGTCAACGTCCCTGATGGTGCACGCCTTTGGTATGACGTCACTGACATCGCTGCCCTGCAAGAGGGTGAGTCCCAGCGTGCTGAGGCTAACCGCACGAGGGCGACCGCGATGGGTGAGTTGATTCGTGCGGGTTACACGCCGGACTCGGTGACGAATGCTGTGAACGCTGATGACTTCTCTTTGTTGTCCCACACTGGCGCGATTCCTACTGCGCTTTACCCGAATGGTCAGGTCCCCGCATGATTGATTTTACTCGCGCTTACCCACTTGAGGACATCACTATTCGTAGTGGTGGCGATGGTCGCACTGTTGAGGCGTATGCCGCAGTGTTTAACACTCCGCAGCGCATTGTTGATGGCAGTGGTCAGTACCTTGAGGTCATTGATCGTGCCGCGTTTAATAAGACGTTGGCCGATAAGGGCACGCGCTTTGGTGTGTTTTACAACCACGGTCGCACCATTTGGGGAACACCATCAGATGCGTACTCAATGCCCATCGGTACGCCTGAAAAGATTGTTGCTGACGAGCGTGGGCTGTTGACCATTACTCGATACAACAACACTCCTGTGGCTGACCAGGTGCTTGAGGGTATTCGCACTGGTGCGATCACTGCTCAGTCTTTCTCTGGTGCGTTTGTGCGCTCAGACATTCCTACTCCCCGCGGTGGTTTCAAGCCTGCCGCGGATGGGTCTTTAAGAACTGTTACTCGAACGGAGATTGCGATGCGTGAATACGGACCTACTCCGTTCCCTGCTTATGAGACCGCTGCGATTCTCGGTGTGCGTGCCGAGGACATCGCCCAGGTACTTGCCAATTTGGACGCTGATCAGCGTGCCGAGGTCGCAAGCCTGCTTCAGATTCCCGTGATGCGACTTGACGAAGTTGTTGATACGGATTCCAGCACCTCACCTGAGGCCGCTGCCGAGGAGCCGGTCATTGATGACCACTCTGCGCGGACAAACCATTCATTCCAATCCTTACGCCGTCAGGCCAGGGAGAAGGGGGTCCTCTAAATGAGCACCCGAATTGAAGGGCTTGCCTCAGAGTTGGACGCTTTGCGTGCCGAGATCACTGAGCTTGATGCCCTAGAAACTCCTACCGAAGTGCAGGCCGCACGTTACGCCGAATGCATTACCGAGTGGGACAGCAAGAAGGCAGCACACGACGATGAAGTTGCTCGTGCCGCTAAGTTTGCAGAAATCCAAGCCGAGCCATCGTTTAAGCGTGAAGCCGGTTTCTCTGTTCCTAACGTGATCGTGCGTAACGACCCGTTTGAGAACGTCTCTGATCTTCGTGCCGATGACCGTAGCAACGATGTTGTTGCTCGCGCCATCACCGCGTTTGAAACTTCTGGCCGTGGCGTTTCTGACGCTGAGCGTGCAGTGGTTATTGACAAAATTGAGAACGTTCCTGGTGCAGCTGTTCACGCACTGGTCCACGGCTCACCTGCTTACCGTTCCGCTTTCGGTTCATGGATGAAGACACAGGGTCAGAACACTTACCTGAACCCTGAAGAAATCAATGCTGTTCGTGCATCGATGTCTTTGACTGGCGCCAATGGTGGATACACTTTGCCGACACTGCTTGACCCCACGTTGATTAAGACTGGTACGGCAACACGTAACCCGATTCGTTCGGTGGCCCGCGTTGTTCAGGGTACGCAAAACGTGCTCAACCTCGTCACCGCCAATGGTGTCACGACGTACTGGGTTGCTGAAGGTAGTGCTTTCACTGACGGCACTCCTGCGTTCACTAACCCCCAAATCACGGCCGGCAAGCTCGCCGGATATCTCACGGGCTCTTTTGAGATCTTTGAGGATTCCAACCTGCAAGCACAATTGCCAGGTCTGATTGCTGAAGCGTTTGATTTTGCTGAAAACGCCGCGTTCATCAGTGGTTCAGGTTCGGGTGCACCTAAGGGAATCGTCACCGCGATCTCTGCGACTGCTGCCTCAACTGTTACTGCGACTACTCGTGGTTCGTACACCTCGGCCTCTGTTGCTGACGTGTTCGCTGTGGTTAACGCCACTGCTCCTCGCTACGAGGACAACAGCACGTGGGTTGCTAACAAGGCGTGGTTCAACACCACTCGCCAAATTGCTAACCCAACGGCTGCCGGCCAGTTGCTCCCTGTTGGTTCTAACGAACTGCTGGGCTCGCCACTGATCAACAGTTCAAGCATGAGTGCTGCTACCACGTCGGGCACCGTCATGGCCATCCTTGGCGATTTTTCCCAATATGTAATTTTCGACAGGTTGGGTACGACGGTGGAGTTTGTTTCCAACGTTGTTGATGGTTCTGGTCTGCCTTTGGGTCAGCGCGGTCTTGTTGCTTACAAGCGCGTCGGCGCCGATGTTACCGACTTGAATGCTTTCCGTTTCTTGAAGGCCTAGTCACTATCTGAAACTCACACCAAGGTTAAGCCACGAGCCTCTGACCTTGGTGTGAGTTTTGGGACCAAACAAAGTAGGGACCAAACAAATGCCTAGTAAAGCGAAAACGAATAAGCCCAAACTGACCAGCCTCGATAACGTGGTCATCGGTTACATTCACCCAGGTCAAGTCTCAGCGTTCTTCACGCACTCGCTGATTATGTCTTTGATGCATGATCAGGGATTGAATCGGCGCATTGTGGGGATTGAGCAGGATTGGTCTTCAGCGAATGTGTCAATGTCGAGGAACACTGTGACTCAGCGTTTCTTGGATGATTACACCGCGGAGTGGTTGTGGTGGATTGACTCTGATATGCAGTGGGAGCACACCGCGCTTGAGCAGTTGCTTGAGGTCGCTGACCCTGTGAATGCACCCATTGTGGGTGGCCTGTGTTTTGGTGCCAGTAATGGTGAGTTGTTTCCCACGATTTATCAGCTCGCGGAGTTTGAGGGTGGGATTACCACGGTTCGGATGCATGACTTTGAGCCGAACACTGTGGTCCCTGTGGCCGCTACTGGTGCCGCGTTTTTGTTGATTCACCGCAGCGCACTTGAGGCAATTCGCACCAGGGCGTACAACAAGACTTTCACTTGGTTTCAGGAAACTGAGATGGGTGGCCGGCCAGTTGGTGAGGACATCACGTTCTGCCTGCGTGCACTGGAGTCAGGGTTCAAGACGTTCGTTCACACTGGTGTCGAGGTTGGGCACCACAAATCACAACTGTTGACCGCTGACCTGCACCGTGAGCAACGCGCGAAGGTGAAGGCTGATGAAGGGACTGAGAGTGTCGAACCCGAATGAGTTCACTGTCATTGCACAGTTAGTTGCTACGGCAACGATGGAAGTTACACCTGCTGAATCTACCGAGAATGAGGAAACAAAATGACCGTTGGTCTTTCTGCCGTGAACACGGCTGACAAGTTGCTTAACACGATTGGCCGTACGGGTACCACGTTCACGGCTGGTTCACTGTATGTGAAGTTGCACACTGGCGACCCTGGCTCGACTGCTGCCACTGCCGCTTCAGCTGTGACTACTCGTTACGCTGTGACGTTCAGTGCGTCGTCTGCTGGGTCGATGGCTTTGACTTCTATGGGTGGCACGTGGTCGATGACTGCCACTGAGACGATCAGCCACATCAGCCTTTGGGATGCGTCTACTGCTGGTAACTTTTTGTGGTCTGTTGCGTTGACTGCGAGTAAGTCTGTGATCAATGGTGACACGTTGTCGTTGACTTCGCTCACCTTGGCGTTCTCACCAATTGCGGCCTAGTCATGGATGAGGCCCAGGTTCTTGCATTGTTGCAAACGGCTTTGGCTGATGCTGGTGTGAGTGATTTGCGTGTGATTCGCCTTGCTGCCTTGGAGTTGGCTGTTGCGCACATTGAGCCACCGCCCGCGTTTGTGCCTATTGATCTTGCCACGATCAAGACTCGCACTCGTGCTGCGTGGGGTTTGGATTACGCCACGATCCTCAATGAGGCTGCCGTCACTTATGCGGACACGACACTGACCGCGCCAGAGGTATTGACCGAGATCGCTGACACTTTAACCGCTTAGGAGTTATCTGATGGCTTCTGCACAGTGGTTGCTCAACGACACGAGTGTTGCGTCTAACGCGTTTTGGACGGCTGAATCTGGCAGTTCGTACAAACTAAAAAACATTTCCCAGGCAACTATTTCCAGGGTTACTTCAAGCCCAACGCCTTATGAGGGTGCTGGTTGTTATCGTGTCCCGAACAATACTTACAACCTGTACGAAATTACTGACTCATCAAATAATTCACTTACCGGCAACACTTACTATTTTGATAGTTACGTTTACACGCGAAGTTTACAAGCCGATGACATTCTGCTCCTTATTACTGGTAACAACATTGATTTTGAGTATTCTTGGGTTTTAATAAAAAACGATGGAACACTTGAAATAAAAACTTATGACACGGTAAATGACAACCTTGTTAGAGCGGCATCTTCTAGTGGCGCGTGTCCTGACGATGAGTGGTTCAGGGTTCAAGTTAAGGTAACCGCTGCCGGTATCACTGAAACAAAGTTGTTCAAGGGCGCTGGCATCAATGGCACATCACCCGACACCACGTTAACGTTTTCGGCTGGGTACGGCACATTTGACATTCTTTACGGTGCCGGCAGTAACGGTTCCACTGTTGCGGCCGCTGTTGACGACATCAAGTTTGATAACACAGCTTATCCAACGCGCGGTGGCACTGCTCACACTGCGGCAGGTTCAGCGACAGGGACTGCGACTGGCACGGCAGCAATGCGCAATGCCAGGGTGGGTGCAGGGTCTGGTACAGGTACCGCAACTGGTACTGGTGCGGCTTCGCGTGGTCAGTCTGTAACAGGTAGTGCCTCGGTCACTGCCAGTGGTACAGCTGCAATGTCGAGCACGCAGGTTATCGGTGCTTCGGGCACTGGTACTGCTACTGGTACAGCAAGTGCCTCGGTTGCTGGTGTTGTAACAATCAGTGGTTCGGCAACCATCACCGGAACTGGCACATCAGAAGCGTCAGTTGCAATGGCACAAACAGCAACAGCAACAGGCACAGTGATTGCAACAAGTTCAGTTGATTTCATTGTCATACCACCGATCACGTTGCAAAGCAACGGAACCGTCATCGCTGACAGTTCAGGTGAAATGGCTAAAACAATGCCAATCGAATCAACTGGCACAGCAACCGCAACATCACAAGCTGGTGCAACGCACACCTACTACATTTTCAAACCACCAACACGGGAGATTTCACCACTAAGCCTTGATCCTTACTTCCAACTTATTGGTTATAACCTTGCTAAAACATTGGTTAAGCGTGACGGT